GGTTTCTTTGGCGCAATGCACACTCGTTTTAACTACAACTTTGCTCCGCTTAATTTTGTACGTGATGCGCTGACCAATGCATGGAACATCGGCGCGAGTAACTTAGGCCCAGCCAAGTCTCTTACCTACATTAAACTTATTAGCCAAGCTGTAGTGAAAAACGGTTTAGGTAAGGCTATGGAGGTAGCGTTCTTGCATGAGAAAGGCGATGACGCTAGTAAGAAAATATTAGCAGACATGGTAGCAAAAGACCCGTTTGCGCGAGACCTGCTTGAGTATCTGCAGTTTGGTGGCAAGACTACTTATCTGGATAGTTTTTCACTAAAGTCTAGTCTCAGTGAATTAGGCATGAAGCTGGAAAAACGTCCAATCATGGACAACGTAGATAAGTTTAATGGTTTTGTAGACGTGTGGAACAACATGTTTGAGTTTACAAGTAGGACTGCTGCGTACTCGCTGTACAAGCAGGAAGTTCTGGCTAAAAACATTGCTAAAGGCATGTCAAACGAAAAAGGTCCTAACGGGGAGATGTCCCCTGCCGAACGCGCCGCAATTACTGAAGCTGCCGCATGGACTAAGAATCTCGCTAACTTTGAAAAGGCTGGTGAGTATGCCCGGAGCATGGGCGCTCTGTATATGTTTATCCGTGCCTCAGCAACGGGTGCTGTCCGTGCGGGTGAAGCGGCGCTGCCCGCCTTTAGGTCGCTAGAAAAAGCGCTAAATGATCTACCAGATAAGATTAAAAACGATCCAGCGGCATTGGCTGCGTACACTAAAGAGTACGAACTGCTTCAGAAAAACGCCAGAGTAATGGTTACTGCTTTGTTTGGTATGGGGTTCATGACTTTCTGGATGTCGTCGCTTATGTCCCCTGATGACGAGTGGAAACGCAATAACGTCAAGAACGACAACCTGCAGCAATGGACTCGCTTTGCGCGTTTTCATATACCTGACAGCATTTCTGGCCCGTTGGGCATGGGCAAAAATGTTGTGCTGCAATTACCTTGGGGCTTTGGGCTCGGAGCGTTTGCTGCTGTTGGGGCACAATTTGCAGGCATGTCTGTTGGCATGGGGTCTTTCAAAGACGGTGTGGGCAACATAGTGACATCCATTACGGACTCGTTCCTGCCTATTCCTATATCTAAGATTCCTCCAACTGAATCTCCCGAGGCAGCGTTGAAGTGGGCAATTGACTCCGTTACTCCTACGGTGTTCCGTCCAGCCGTTGAGTACGTAATGAACACAAACGGTATCGGGCAGGGGATTAACAGCGCAACATCTCGGCGTATGGGCGATGCTTTTACTGGCGGTGACCGTATTCCTGAAATTTATAAAACTGCCGCTGCTGGGATATTTAGGTCTACTGATGGCTACCTTGATTGGTCTCCAAACACGCTCTACTTCTTTAGTAACAGCTACCTCGACGGTCTTTCAAAGCTCGCTGAGATTACGTATTCGTGGGCTAATCTCGGAAGCGGCAAAAAAGAATTTAATCCTAAAACCGATATACCGTTGTTGGGTTCGTTCTTTGGAGCCAAGGCTAACGTAGATGCTCGTGAGTATGGCAACATGGAAACCCGCATTAAGGAGATGGACAAGCGCCTCACTACCTTAGATGAGGTTGCCCCAGAACGCGCTGCGATGCAGGATGCTAAGAATCCGCTTAACCGCGCGATTATTGATGCGTACAAGATTCGTCAGGGAGAGCTAAATAAACTTCGTGAAGAGGCTAATAAATACCGCAACATGCCCGGACTGAGTATTAAACAGCGCGATGCAATGGTAAAGCTCATAATAATGCAGGAGAACATGCTAAAGCATGAGATGGTCATGGACTTCAAAGCCTACGGCATGAAACCCTAGCGAACACGCCAAGCGCGTACCCCTATGTGCTTATCCTTGGATGTGATGTAGCACTTTACTCGGATATCAGCGCGCTTGGCTCCACTATCTATGGCGTAAATCATCTCTGCAAAACGCAGGGTGGGGATGAAAAAACTCTCCCCCACCGCCATGCCTTGGAATGGGAAAATCCATTTTGGTTCAGCTATTTGATTGGGGGTCATCAAAGAAATCTTCGGGTAACTCGGTCCTAAACCAGTACAGATATGCGGGGTCTACCTGTACGGCAGACTTCCATCCTGTAGTGAGTCGCCCTTTCTTGTCGTCAATCAACTGCTTGTTCTCTCGCATCTCGAACTCAAACTCGCGGGTACTGATTTGGCGTTCTGCCAAGTACTTCTTGAAGTCGGTCTTAGATACTTGCAGTAGGTTCTCATCACTGACGATACGCCCAACGATCTGACCGCGCGGCTCCATCGCTACCCTGCCATCCTTCAACACCAGCATATTACCCATGTTCTTATTCACAAAGTCAGCAAGGACGGATGCGTAGTCGGTGCGGTTGATCTTGACCACCTTGTCACGAATCGTAATCATCTCGCGGACTGTCTCGTGATAGACCCGACTAATGTCAAGATTGATGATGTTGGCATTGTGTGCCATAGCGCCGGACATGCAGGTCGCAGACACTAGATTTTGGTAGAAACGATAGGTCGTGTCGTCCCCAAAGTCTTTTATGAACTTCTCTTCCCACATGGAGATGTTGTCGTGAATGTAGTTATCGCCAAGCTTGAACGCTTCTTGGATCACCATTGGCCCTGCGTGTCCGTAATTAAAGTTATAGGCGTTGAAGATATGCTTTCCTAGTGCACCGTTGTTCTGTAGAAGTTCGGGCTTGTGAATTAAGAACTCAATCAAACGAGCAGCTTCACCATCGGGATTTGCCTTGATACCTTCAAACTTACTATAGGCAGACTGGTTGGTAGTCATGATGGCGATAAGCGAAGCTGACATCTCGTGTTCACGCTCTGCGTTGACCGACCCCTGCATACGAATCTTCGCCTTGCCGTGGGATATCTTATGCACTAGCTGCGAAAGTATCTTGGCATCCTTGTTTGAAATCTCGTCTATCCCTAGCGGGATGTTGTGCAGCCCAAGGTATCGCCCTGTCATGCCGTTGTCGGTAGCTTCAAACACGCTGAGTTCCTTGGGGTTGCCCCACGCGCTCAAACCTGCGTACATAGCGCCTGTCTTGGCACTGCCAGACTGCCCTAAAAGGCACACAGTCACGCCCGCAGTTGACGTATAGGACATAAAAGGAGACCCTAATCCGCATAACATGGTGAAAGCATGCATCTCAAAGCCGGGCGTGTTCAGATAATCTGTTGACTCACGCCAGCGTTCGTAGGTACCGTGAGGTAATAAGTACTTAGATAAACCCCTCACAAACGGTGAAGATGGTGCGTCAATGATCTCGCCTTTGTTGGTGACCTCTCGTTTGCCAACCACGAAGCTACGGGCGTCCCAATTGGGGTCGGACATGTCTTCAGTCCAGCCCATCTGCATGCGCATTATCTCGGCCTTGTCAGTCATCTGCATGTACTGACCCCACTTGATTACGTAATTCATAAGGTGCGGCAATTTCTCGGAAGCGGAAAACACACCGTTGGAGGACATGAGTGCCTTAAAAGTTTCTAGGGCGTACACATGTTTCATCGGGACTAATATCTCACGCACTGGGTCGAGCGGCAACTCCAAGCGCATGAGCAGACACTCGCCATCATGCTTACTAAACATTCTGCGGATAGGAAAGAACTCGTGCGGCAGGAGCAAGATAGGGTCTTGGTCTAGCTTTTCACCCTGCTTGTTGTACTTTGCTGGTGGCTGGTAGTAGATGCCACCGTTGATACCCCTCATGAAGGGATATAGGAACTCGGGGAAATCAGGAACTGTTTTGGTATCCTCGTTCTGCCGAACTGAGTCCGCTTTATCTGTCGTTGCAGCGGGTCTAAATTCTTTTCCGAGTGTGATGGGGCTAGTGATCTTTCCTCTGTGTTGACATCCTTCGCATCGTTTGGGGTAGTTATCAAGGAACCATTCACAGGTGCGCGGAGCAGGGAAGCGACTTGCTTTTTCTTCAGTGTTTTCATAGTTGTATCCCGAATAGTCTTCTGACATTTTGTGGATAGCGGTGGCTCCATCGTCACAGAATTTTGCAATTGATAAACCTGCCCACCACAGGGGTTCTTCTAAAGTTTGCGCATCGATAAGCATGTGCGCGATCTGAGCGCACCCAGTACCGTTAAGGCTTTTGTCTGCAAGAATCTCAAAGGTCTTTGGGAAGTTGTCCAGCTTGAGCATCGCCCGTGTGTCGTCGTCTAGCCCTTTGGATACTGACTCGAGAATGCTCTGTGACTCTTGCACTGCTGGTGCTGGCGCGTTGCCCCCGTCAAGGAACCCCTTGAACTCAGCCCATTCGTACACAGAAATCTCGCTGCTGATAACCGATGTAGGTAGCGGGGGGTTCGTCTTGTAGTTAAGCGTCTCAGGCGCTCGCATGATGCGTGCGGCATCTGCAGTAACTACAGGGTCGATAGAGATATATTCTAGGCACAGCGCCTTGAACTTCTCTGCGTAAACCTTCCACTCATCCCGAGGGATGTCCTCATCCATAATCCAGTAGGCATGTATCCCGCCGCCTGAATCAACTATCACGGGTTCGGGTAGCCCTGTCTGAACAAGAAGACTTGTTATCGCTGCATGGGCATCGTCCTTGGATGCATAGTCTTTTTCTGCGCCTACGTCGAGGTCGATAAAGAATGACCGTACAAATAAGCAATCTGCTGCTTTTCTACTAAACCCATCAAATGTTCCTAGTGCTACAAAAGTGTTTAGCTCTTTCGCCTTGAACTTCTCAATTTGTTCCAATACGCCATCAAGGGTCTCTGCAAACTTGTTGGTGACTTTCTTATCAGTCCCGATGCTTGTAATGCAATAGACACCTTGGCTTGGCAATGCTTTCTCGTAAAATTGTTTTAGCATATGTAGCCAGAGTTGAAAAGAGCGAGACTATGCTCGCTCGTTAAATGATAGTAGGGCGAACCCTACTGGTTAAATTTCTATACCAATCATCTCCTGTATATAGGCTTTAGCCTCTCGCATGTTTTTGGCAGGTAAGAGCCCCTTGGCGGTATCACTCTCAATTAAATCAGTGAGGGTTTCTACTTTAAGTAAGTTCTTATCACGGATAGGTTTGCCACGGAACCAGCTAAAGATAGTCATACGAGTTACCTCCAGCGCTTCGGCAACGTACTTGGCGGGGATGTTTGCTTTGACGCAAGCAAGTGCCAGTGCAGTGCCAGCCCGATTAGGGTTTGCCTTATGCAACTCGATTAAAAAAACTTCGCTGTATGACCGTGGCATTTTCTATCCTTACTTCTTAGACCATTTTTTTACAACGTCCGAGATGTCCTTCTCATCGGAGGCTACAGTTTTAGTAGACTCACGCTTCGTTGGCTCAGGCATATCTTCCGCTGCAACTTCCTCGCGCGCATTGGCAGGGGCGGCAACATCAGAGTCAACCTGATAGACATTCATCTTGACAGCGGCTTCGGCGGCAGGGCTCTTAGCTTGCTGTGCAACAATTGGCAGGTCTGTATCAGGCACTTTATCAGCGGGGCTAAACACAACCTTTGGTGTAGGAGAGTTAGTGTCAAACGACATCTTCGTAACAACACGCCCTGCGCTGACGTTGTGTGACGCCAAGTGCTGGATGTATGGACGGAAGGGGAATCGACCATTATCTTCTTTACCGAAAGCCGAAGTAGCGGGGAGGACCAGCTGCATTACATCGCCAGCGGGGTCGTTAGGCAGGACAACAGCAGTGCGCCAAGACAAGCGGCAAGCTGCGCCAGTACCACCCTGACCTGAGCCTTTAACGGACTTAACGCAGTCACCGCAAGAAGTAGCGCAAGGTGTCTTCACATCTGCATCAGGCTTCTCGGAGTCAGTAGACCAGCAAACTGGACTGACTTTTTGACCTTCTTGGTAGGTAGCATCGTAGAACATACGGGATGCTTTGTGTGCCATCTTGACAAAGATGACGTTCATAAAACGGTCTTCAATCTTGCCGATTTCTTTACCACCAGCGTACTTACGGAACACGCCGCCCTTAATAGAGATGCGTTTGTTTTGGCGCGCCCCGCCAGCTACGGCAAGGGTATCTTCGTCCAAGCCCTCGATGGGAGCCATAACTGAGCCACTAAACATGGTTGCGAGATCATTACTCATTTGAGTTTCCTTTGTTACTAAATTTACTAATTGGAGGGTTTACGAACAACGATCGTAAATTCCCTCATTACATTCACGCCGGGAGGCAGACCCTCGTCTTTCCTATCAGCGATGAATTCCTTAAAGTTGCCTTGATGGATACGCCCCTCAAACAACTCCGGTGCTTCGTGCAACATCACATATTTACGGAACGAATCACCGTCTGCTATGGTGTATCGTTCGGTCAGCTTACGCATAACTAATCCGTGTTCTGTCCTGATGCTCTTAGCGTTATTCACATTACAGGTGTCCAGCATTTGCGCCTCGAGTGCCTTCATATCATTGAGGAACTCGTTGTTCTTTGCTTTCCATTCTGCTTCAATTTTATCGCGTTCATTTCTAATTGTCAAGTAAATCTTGACTAATTCACCGAGGTTTAAGTCCTCAACTTCTTCAACTTCCGTCATATTCCTAACTCCTGTTTGTACAAATCAACCAAACTTTCGTGCATATCGACCTTGTTCTGAAGCATTGTGTAGATTCTGCGTTCTGCCTCCGACCCTTGCAGGTGGACGACTGTCATGCTGTTCTTTTGCCCCACACGATCAATACGCGCTATGCACTGCAAGTAGGTTTCCACAGACATAACAGGCGACCAAAACACGACTGTGTTAGCGGCTGTCAATGTCACCCCGTGCGATGCGGCTTGCGGTTGAATAACTAAGACTCGTGGATGTTCTTGCGTTTGGAATCTATTGATGATGTCCGAACGCCCCGTTGCTGATACTGCGCCGTTGATTACTTCATTGGATACTCCTTGGTTGGTTAAAAATTTAGATACGAGTTCGATGGTGTGGGTGTAGGGCACGAACACGATGACCTTGTGTTCTGTCTCGTCAATCACTTCCATGAGGGCGTTAAAGCGGGGTGCAGCGTCAAACTCCACTACCTCTTTAGTGTCGGTGTACATAGCCCCGCCAGACAACTGTAGTAGCTTGGTCAGCATTGCTGCTGCGTTGACCGCACTGATCTCTTCCCCCGCTGCACTGATGAGCATCTCTTTCTTCAACAGCTTGTAGTACTTCTCGACCTGCGGGGACAGAGGCACTTCGCGGGTTTGGTACATCAAGTCGGGCAGGTCTAGGCAGTCGTCCTTTGCAAATCGGATGGCAGGTTGTAGCGCGTTGAAAACCGTGGTCTTTGAATCGCTCTTGGGAACCCACTTGAAGCGGGTAATCTGCTGCATCACCTTATCGCGCCATGCCCCAAAGAACTTAGGTACTTCTGATGGGTTGATGAGTTTGGCAAGTCCGAACGCATCCAGCGGAGACTGAGAAGCGGGAGTGCCTGTCATCATCCATAAGCGCGTGTCGGGGTTAATCAGTTTAGCCAAGGTCTTCCAGCGTTTTGTCGATACTGTTTTATATGCGTTAGCCTCGTCAATCACAATAAGGTCAAACCCTACCTTACTAATATCTTCTTGGACTATCCCTACGCCATCAAAATTTATGATGACGAATTCATAGGCTCCGCTAATAATCTTCTTGCGCTTGGCGCTGTCTCCGTAGGCTACCGCTACGGTTCTGTGCATGGCAGTTTTGAAAATGTCGGCCTGCCACGCTGAGTACATGATGGACAGTGGGCACACCACCAGCACCCGCTTAACTAAGCCTTGAGTCATCAAGTAGTCTGCCGCCCATATCACTGATGACGTTTTGCCTGTACCTGCTTCATTGAAACAGAAGGCTCTGTTGCGTAGCGCCAAGTATGAGGCTGTAACTTTTTGATGAGCAAAAGGCGAGTAGAGTCCGGGCCAGCTGTACTCTTTGAGCATTGGGTTAGGAGCATCTCCATAGAGACGCACAAGCCGCTGCATTTCCTCAACGCCCCAGTAAACAACTACCTCTGCGTTTACTCCGTCGTCCTTTAGGACTTCGCATCGGTCAATGTGACCGACCAAGAATTTTAGGTCTGCTGATGGGACCGTCATTCTTACTACTGTGTCGTCTACTACATTCATTAACTATCCTTTACTGTATTTAACAAGACCCCTTACGGGGGTCAATCGGTCAAGCACATGACAAGGAGAAAGTGCCAAACATCGCTTGACTGACATGGTTAAAGGAGTGCAAACCCCCTGCTGCCCACTCATGCCTTACGGCAGTTATTTCTTGCGTTCGCGTTTACTTGTCTCAGATACTAACGCGCCTGATGCACTTCTTTTGAATGACCGATTCTTAGCTGCGCTCTCTATGCGTACTCCGTTTGCGTTGCTACCACCTGTAGATAAAGCCTTGAGGTGTGCAACATCTTTTCCTTCACGTTTATCTGCCTTGCCGTTACCGTTGGCATCTGTTCCGTCTTTGTCAATGGCCCGACGTCCACGTTGGCGTTCCATTCGGTTGGCGAGTTCGCCTCTAGCTTTTTGCTGTTCATATTCTTTTTTGTATGGTCGGGGTTTATTTACGTAGGCCATCGTTTTTCCTTATAGTGATCGCAGGTTTTTACGGGACACCAGCCGCAAAGCGGAGTTCGATTTGGGTTCCATACACCTGTGTCGTATGAAGATTGCATACGTTGAAGGTCAGGTCTAAAGTAGCCCCAGAGTTCCTCAACTTGACTTCGTTTGTATGACTCGTCAACAAAGCTATTTTGCACTATAAACAACAGCCCCGCCTTGATATTCTGCACCTCGGGAAAGTGAGCAAAGGTCATCAGTGCCATCAGTTTTAACTGTTTTGGGTCGGGGTATTTGTTGCTGCCCGTCTTGTAGTCCACGATGTATGCTTCTTCCCCATCCACAATAAGCAGGTCAACTATCCCCCGCACCCAACGCGCTGGCTCAGAAAAACCGCAGGGTGTGCAGTCGGGCATCAGCGCCATCTCGTACTCAGGGTATCGCGTACCGCTTATATCTAGCAGGGAGTCAAGTACTGGCCTGAAGTGGGAGTGGTTCTTAGCTAGGCGTTTGCCCTTGCCAACGTAGTCCTCACAAGCCTTATGCACCTCAGTGCCAAAGGTCATCTGCTGCGTAGTCTTCTTAACGTAGTTCTTTAGAACCTTGACTTCGTGGTACTGCCGAGGGCAGTTCACGTAATCTTTTAGAGCCGAATATGACCAAGTGAAACTCATTGTGTGTCCAGTTTAATTTTACTTATTCTACAGCTTGTTTTGGCGTTTGTGCAACTTTTTTTTCTTCGGGTGGCAATCTAAATTCCCAAAAATCTTCCCTACGACTCCAGCGTTCCCATGAGAAGTGAACATCACGTGTGTGTCTGTTAATGTACTTCCACAAGACTCGCATCAGCAGTCACCGTAACTCTTTCCAACATTGGCTTCACATGCTACGGGTAAACCCTTAGCCCATTCGGGTGGTACAGACATGCGCTCGACAATATAAGCACGAGCCTCAGTTTGCTCCTCTTCCTTGACTATGATGACCGCCGCATCATGGACGGTCAGCTTAACAGGATAGCGTTTGTTTATCTCAATCATCTGCTGCCCAACGACAATCCGCGCCAAGGCTTGCACCACGTTCTCTACCAGCGCACCGCCCCACAGACTTACAGGACCCTTACGAGAGGCATATATGTACTGGCTTTTAGATTCTTCAGTCTCTAGCTTGAGGTCAGGGTATCGTATATACAAACCATTGGGCAACCGTATGCCTTCCTTCGTTACCATCAGGCACTTGTTCTTCCCGTACCAAAATGGCTTGGTCTTGCCCCAGTTCGCTAGGTCTTTGATCGCTTTGTCGCCTTCTTTCCAAAGGTCAATCACCTTATCGTTGCTGTCACGGTATGTATTAACAAACTCTTTAGCTTCGTCCTCAGTAACGATAGCTCCCGGCGGGCTTGTCTTGAGCGTGTGCTGAAGTTTTACCGCGCCAGTACCGTAACCTAGCCCCAAGATGCAGGTCTTGCCTACGAATCGTTCGACTGGGTTTGCTTTACTGATGGGGCGATCATATATTTTGGTTGCAAATACTGAGTAAACATCTTCGCCCTTGCGAAACTGCTCGACAACATCATCCTGTCCTGCCAGCCAGACGAGGATACGCGCTTCAATCTGAGACGAGTCGCAGTTGATGACAACGTAACCATCGGGCGCAACCACCGAGTTCTTGAGAGCCTTTTTCTTTTTATCTCGGCTAGGGAGGTTTTGGAAGTTGACTTTATCCATCCCTGCCCAACGCCCTGTGTGTGCGCCGTAGTATTTGAGAGGTATCGGTAGCCGCCCCTTGTTGCGCTTTCCGATGTCAATGAATCTTTGGACTCGTGACTCTTCGATAGTGGATTTGGTACCCAGTCGAACAGAGCATAGCTGCTGTATGTATGGGTCTTCATGCTCAGTAAGCGCCAAAAAGCCCTCATCGTTCTTAGCCAGTGCATAGGTTTGCTTCCCTGTAGTTTTGCTTGGTTTCATTGGGCATTTGACGCCGTTCTCCTCCAGCACTGCAGCGAACTGCTTGTTACTAGCGAGTTTCTTACGCACTGCTTCCTCGGTGTCGCACTCCATCCGCCCCATCAAGCCACGCAGTACGCCTTGCTTCTCCTGTTGCACTTCCTCTAGTCGGTCGATCAACAGCGCATCGTCAACCTCAAAGACTGGCTCGGTAAACATCCGCAGGGTCATGTCAATCAGGTCAAGTTCGTCCTGTGGGAACTCGCTCGACAATTCTTGGAACAACCTAAAGGTAAGGTCTACGTCATTCTTGCAGTACTCGCCGTACTTCGCCAACTCATCAGGGGCAAAATCTTTTAGGCGTTTGCCTTCAGCGGCAACTACTTCATCGCCCTTCTTACCAAGGTTGTAACGCTCGGCTAACTTGGCAAGCGAACCGCCAGCCTCGACGCCGTGTATTGCCCTAGCCATGCTCAAGGTGTCAAGCAGGTACGCGGGTTTGATACCGAACCGCCAGCTAAGAATACATCCATCGAACAGCGTGTTATGACAGAGCAATGCTGAGACCGGCCAGTCATAGGAGTTAAGGTGGTCAGAGATTTCCTTAGCGGAACCCGAGAACCACGTCTCTGCGCCGTCATTGACCTTTACGCCAACGCCTATGACTTCAAAACGCGAGTCCCGAACGTACTCTTCCGTTGTCTGCGTCTTAAAGCCAAGCCGTTTCTTCCCGTCGTAGTACGACTCAAAATCGAGTGTGATTAGATTCAAAACAATGCACTCCAAATGCCTTTGCCGCCACTGCCTATTAAGCCGCCGCTTGGATAGGGGTTTTGCATGGCGTTCCTCGCCCTGTCACTCATCGCCATTTGTTGTTGCGCGGCATACTCCGCTTTGTTCTGCGGATGTTCGTCTAACCATCCCGTGCTAGGTCTATTGCCTGTAAGCCTACCAGTATTAGTACCCTCTGCCATCCCTAACACTTCGCGTTCACCCGCTAGTGTTGCAAGAACTTCTCCATTGAAGTAATCCATCTTTGCTTTGTCGCGGGCTTCTTTAATAGCCGCCTTGTCTTCGTTAGGTAAACACTCGGTCAATTCCATTATTCTTGCCCATTTGGAAAGCACACCATTCTCAAACTCTTCGGGGTGAGTGTTCATGCGCTCAATCAAAATTTCTGTTCCTATTTGCATTGCCTAATCTCCAAAAATTAAAGAACTGGTATCAAGATAGCGTCCCACGTGGCAATGGAACGCTATCTTGAAGTTTTACTTACCCGACTTTTCAATCTCGCGGTTGAGATACCACTGCGCTTTCTTGAGGTTCTCTAAGCGGTCGCCTTTATGGTCGGCGCGTGACGTATATTTAAGCACGTTTCCACGTAGGTAGCCACGGTACTCTTCTGCTGTCAGCTTGGCTTCAATGAAGTCAATAGTCTCAATCCCACCTACCTTGTAGTGGGCAGGGTTGATGTTGTCGGTAGCGTTTAGTTCTGCCTCTGTCGGGCCGCCAGCTAAGATTGGTTGTCCGCTAGTAGTTACAGATATGGTCTCAAAACTTTCGGGGCGGCT